CATCATTGAAAAGAGTGAAACATGGAGATTGGCGAAATTGGATCAATGGTTTACTGAGTTTGGTTTTAAACTAACTCGTGAGCCAGAGGTAGACGTTTTTGAACGCATCCAATTCTGCCAGACCCAACCTGTGCTCTGTGGTAATGGATGGCGAATGGTTCGCGATCCTTTTACTGCGAGTAGTAAGGACTGTGTTTCACTCCTTAGCTGGGACAATAAACTAGAATTTAATCGCTGGCGTTATGCAATCGGCACATGTGGACTTGAACTTACCACAGGTGTGCCTTTCTGGGAAAAGTTCTATAGGAATATCTGGGCTCCGTACGAGTCGAGTTACGCCATGGAAAGTGTCTATCAGCAAGGGATGGGATATATGGCTCGTGGGGTGATGGCTTGTGCCGTCACTCAACAGAGTCGCTATTCCTTCTACCTGGCATTCGGTTTAACACCGGATGAACAGGTAGCCCTTGAGGATGAGATGCCAACTGTGGAGTATCGGCCCCTGGAGCCCATGATAAACTTAACAGAACTTTTATCACAGCACCCTATTTTGCATAATAATGCCCAAATCCAGAAAACAAGCTTCCAAAACACCTCAGCTATCGACTAACATCAGTCGTCCACGTATCCGTGGAACTCGCATGCAGCGAAATGGTAATGCCACCACTCTTAAGGTTTCTATTGAAACCGGTGGCATCACCACTTCTGCCGGCGGGGTTGCTGCCTTTTATTTGCGTGCGGACCCAGAGTACTATCTCAGTACTCAGATGGGCGCAATCGCCAACACCTTCCAGTATTACAAGTACCGTTCTTGGACGGCTACTTGGGTTCCATTACTGGGTGCCACTAGTGGTGGTGTTGTTAAAATGGCATGCAGTGACAACCCAGAGGTATTGTATAATATTGGCACAAATTATGTGTCAGCTGATTACAACACCCTTGCTAGTCAACTCCCTACCGCGAAACGAGTGCCAATTTGGCAGGAACAATCGTATTCCATACCATCTATGTACTTGAATCGTCGTGTGAAGTATACTATTGACTCTACTATGGCAACATCAGCAGAAGTGTCAGATCGGGCAACCCAATCTGCATTCTTTGGTTATGTCACTGGACCAGCCAGTACCACCTGCGGATACTTTACGATTGATGCCACCTTAGATCTCTTCGAGGTCATTCCAGTCACCGGGACGCCACTCTTCACATCTGTGCCCACAAAGCACGATGATGCGATTGACCCCCAAGTGCCGGAATCACCTCCGGAGGTCTGACTCGCCTCAATACCATGGAATTAGGATGATAACCCAGAAAAATTTTATAAAACTCCAGCAATGGGACCGGAATAACCTGCAGTCCGGTATATAAGAAACAGGATAAAAATTATAAAATTATAAAAGCTTCGGCACCAAAAATATTGTATTTGTTTTTCTATCATCCTCGTT